TGCCAGCGAAAGCGATATTAAGAAAGCAAATGATGTGGCTTATGCGGCATGGAGAGTTACCAAGAACAAGGCAGATTGGGCTGTGTTTTCGCTCACCAATATCAGCGATGACTGCGACTGCACCGATCTGCTGTATGACGTAGCGGAAGGGGCTATAGATGCCAATCCCGAGATTGAGCAAACCATCAAAACCATGCTGACAGAGGTATTCGCATGATTTTGGAGACAGAGGACAACGCTTGGCAATTTGAGGCAATCAAGTCTCTTGCTAACGCTGTGATCAATCGGGCAGTCATAGATTCTTACCAGCCGTGCATTGATAGAGATGGAAAAATTGTGTTGAGTAGGGATATTGTTAGCGCAATGGAGTTCTTATTTGACCACGGCAAATATTGGCTTTCTGTTGTAGACATTGACCACGATCAATTTAAGCGCAAGCTACTGGATGCCGCTTTTACCTATAACCAAGACAAAAACTGGTCAGACATAGACAAGCGCAGCTTTAAGATCAACTACCACCATTGGCAAAAAATGAAGCAAGAGGTGGCGTTAGGTCTACGCAAACCGGACAAGCGGCTATGGAAAGAGTAAAGATTGCCCTCTCCAAGGACAGGAGCAAGATACTGCAAATCATATCACAAGCCCCTGATGGCTATGTGGTTGAAGTCCGTAAGCCTAGCCGCAGTCTTGAACAAAACGCTCTGTACTGGACGCTGATCCGTGACATAGCCGATACCGTGTCTGTAGAAGGCAAACGCTACATACCGGATGTTTGGCATAGGTATTTCAAGCAACGATTTTTGCCAGGAAAGATACTAGAGTTTCCAGATGGCAGAGTAATAGAAATAGACCCGTCTACGTCTGACCTCACCGTAGATGAGTTTTCCGAGTACATTAACGAGGTCGAACAATTCAAGGAGCTACACCAATGAAAGCAATCATCGCCGCAGTCCTTCTTACCGTGTCTGGTGCTGTCTACGCAGCTTGTTCTACCAGCACCTATATCTATAATGGCAAGATGGTAGTCTGTACTACATGCTGTAACGGAGGGAGTAATTGCACGACCACTTGCATCTAGTAGGACTATTGCCAGATGGCAGAGAATTGGATACTTGGTCTGAGGAATGGAGAGCGCATTGTGAGGCTCTCCATGTCCTTAAAATCAAGCATAGAGTAGATAGGCAGCGATATATCGAACGTGTACGCAGCATCCGTGGCGATAAGCCAGCAGAGAAACTAGCAGGAGACGTCATTGCCCTCTGGAAACTACAGAAACTCAAAGCTACTGGACTCGGCTAGAGAGTGTCCTAATTGTATGCTGTGTGGTAAATACAACGATGGAACAATTGTTGCAGCGCACAGTAATCAGCTACGGGATGGCAAAGGCAGGGGGATTAAATCTCATGACTTCCGTGTTGCACACATTTGTTTTAGCTGTCATGAGAGCATAGATAGTGGAAACAAACTATCAAAAGAGGAGCGTAGGGATTTGTGGGAAGAAGCGCATCGCAGGACTATTGGATGGCTATTTGAGACAGGACGGGTAAAAACGTGAGTTTGCGTGATCGGCTGATTAACTGGGCTTTTGGTATGCAAGGCTATACCGGGCCTGAAATCCCAAACACTTGTGCCTCTGCTGAACGGCACTACTTACCTGAAGCAGGGGATGTGTGGGATGATGATGATCCACCGATCCAGCCAGACATGGTAGACGCTCAACTTGTAGAAAAGGAGGTATGCCAGCTAAGAGAAGAACTACGGATGGTCGTGAAGGCCAAATACATCAGTTACCCATATGAGAATGATTATTATTGCAGTCACAGAGTAAGAATGTCGCCAAAAAAATTCAAGGAAAGATTAGATGAAGCACACCGCAGACTTGCCAAACGCCTCGGCGAATGAATTTGTTTACACCAAGGCTGGAACCTGTATTACTACCCGTTGGCGCATGAGAGGCTGGATTCCAGCTAGTGAGCAGCCAGAAATTGTCGCCAAGTGGAAGTATTACCAATCACTTGCTACCCGTGGCCTTGACCGCACCACAGACAGCGTAGAACACCTCAATAAACCGAGCACCTGATTGGAGGGTCTGGAATGTGTCTTTCTTGCTATAAGTAGGCAAGTCACGCTCTAGTTCCCTACAGATGCTCCTAGAGGTCTCTGAGGCGTTTAAACTTTCGCAACCGCTCAACAGGGTCAACATTGTCACCGTCAGCAAGCCTAGCACGATCCGCTGCATCTTCTACTCCTCTAGCGGTCTTCTGATCCGCTTCTGCTTGATTTAAACGCTCTTTGGCAGCACCCTGAGTCCTGCCATATACATACATAGCCAGTAGCGCAGAAAGCCCCGCAGCGGCCGCTATAATCCATGCCTTAAATCTCAGCCAGATTGCCATTTGCCTTTCCTCATCTGCTCTGCCATTTCTTGCGCCCGTTTAGGTGTTTGCTCTGCCCATTTGGACTTCAGCATATTGTCTGCTGCACCACCGAAATCACCGTCCTGAATTTTGTTCAGTGTATTCCGAAAATTCAGCAACCCAGCCATGCCAAGTTGAAAGGACATATTCAGCAATACGGCCTTTCTAGGGTCGTTCAACGTGTTAAACCAAGGTAATTTTGCGTTTAGATCGGCTAATCGGCTATTGATGTCGTTTGTCAGCAGATAGTCAGACTCATCTTTGCTAATCCCTCCGCCTTTACGCTTGTCGATCAGGCGACCTACACCGATAGTCCAAAAGCCCAAGTGATCCTGGTAGGCATGAAGAACCTCACTCTCGTGCCTGCGAAGTTGATCTCTAGCCGTTGCTATCCAGCTTTGACTGCTTGATGATCCTAGCGATGGGGCTTGCGAAGATACAGACGATGGCGATGAGCTTGAGGTGTTCTGGGCTGACTGCTGACCTGACTTCTTCGGGGAGAGCAACGAGAATAGTTGAGAGAGCATTAGGGAATCCTTCTAGTAATGTAATCAGGCCACCGCCTAGAAAAGATAGGCGTACAGACCACCATTTAGTCCAATTGCTTGCATCATCTACGAGTTTCATACTGCTTTCCCTCTAAAGTAAGCCACGTCATCCATCACCGCACATAGTTCTGGCTGGATTAGTTTCCCGTCCACGATGGTCAACACAGCAAATCCGGAGCAATGGTTCTTAGGGTCATCTTCCCCGTACCCCATGTGGTCGCCGTCTATATCTGCCAGCGTACCAGTATCTACCCCCCACCGAGTGCCCTTGTAATCGCTAAAGATGGTTGCTTGCAGCCTATGTAGATGCCCTGTCACAATAGAAACGCCGCTGTGTAGGGTATTTAGATAGGTTGCGTGAACGGATGACCGATACCTGTGCTTGATCATAATATCGCCATTCACCAGAAGGCTCATGCAATGTATCCACCGTGGGAAATAGTCTTTTAGGCTAAATCCTGCAATGCCCTCGTACTCAGGAACAGAAGCAACTAGCTTAGACTCAAACCTTGCATCATGGTTTCCTAGCGTCCAGATCAGCTTGGCGTTTCCAGCTACCTTTTCTATCTCATGCAGCCTATCCGTTACCGCCTCCATCTCCTGCTTGACTGTGGGGGTTTTCCCCACACCCCAATGTTGTCGTGGGTATCGAGATACAGTAGTCCCGTCAAACACATCCCCGTTCATCACCACGAAATCAGGCTTGATCTGCTTGATTAGCTTAACAAACGCTTGATGAGCAGGGCTGATAGCGTCAGGCCAGTAATGGGCATCTGAGGCCACCATAATTACGCCATTATCTATCTCGGCTGTAGCACGGCTGATATAGTCTCTAACGTGGATATACTTCTTGTTAGACTCGGTAGCCTCTAGGATGATCCCATGACGGTTCTGGATGGCTAATCTACGCCGATAGACCGCCCTCTCAGTAATACCAAGAGCTTCTGCTACTGGGGTAGCCCCTCGCAATTCCTTCCACGTCTTAATAAAAACTTCGTCTGAAACACGATCTGTCATTTCACTCGCCCAAGAACAGTCAGCTTCTTAACCATACCTTTCGGAATGGCAATAATGTTGGCACAATCTCCATCAAACCAGGTTTGAGCAATAACATAACCGTGCTTGCGCTTCTCCAACAAAAAACCCGTGGTATACACGGGCTTGAAGTCTACAGGAGGAGGCTCACCGAATAACCAGCCGCTAGGAGAATGGCAAGCGTCTATCCACTCTACCAACACCAATTGTGGGCTTTTCACTTGGAGTACCTCTCGATAATGGCTGTAATAGCTGCACCTACCGCTATCAGCCAGAGAATTGGCTTGGCTAACTTGCCGATCCACTCTAGTACTAGAAACGCTCCTGCTGCTGCGTCAAAGGCTTTTACTACGGACTCGGTTTTCTCGTCCAGATGATCAACCTTTTGTTCTACCGCTACTAGCCGATCATATATCTGCTTATGACTGACTTCTTCCATGTTTCACCCGTAAAAAAGCCCTGCGCTAACAGGGCATTTATAACATACTATGCTTGATTTATGTCAAATTAGCCAAAAATTCCTGCACCTGTTCCGCTGTCATGACAACCCCATCTGCGTCTTGAAGCTCTGCACCGTCAGCGATGTCTTGCTTGAAGCGTTGGAAGTCATCTTTTGTAAATCCAAACCGTTCGATAGCGGACAAGTCCTCGACGTCTTCCCAGATCGGCTCAAGTTGTGGCCCATCGTATTCAGGCTTTCCATAACCTTCTGGGTAGACCTGTACGTTTTGGCGACGGGTCATTGATCCTTTAAGCGCCAGCATAAACGCGCTGTGTTCTGGCGTGCCGGTGATGGCGTCAAGATCCTCACGGGTGTTGATGACAGTGGATGCCATAGCGATTCTCCAAGTGGTTAAACAGGTTGCAGGTGTCGGCATGGTCGGCATGACCACGCCACGAGGCGATAAACAAGTCAAGCGACTCCTGATCGCCTGCTTTCAGGTATCGCTTGATCTTGCGTTTTGCGCCGACGACTGATCGCTTACGCAGCAGCTTGTGGCGCGGCCAGATGCGAAAGCCAAGGAAGTTGATGCCTCGCGTAACGGGAGAGACTTGCCATTTGCTGATGCCCAACCCAAGGCGCTGCTTGCTGGCTTCCTCGATGTCTTCGAGCCAGTCGCGCAACTCGTAGGGGTTGGAGGACAAGATCACAATGTCATCCATGTACCGCGCCCAGTGCCGTGCGCCAAGATCAAAGTGAATGAATCGGTCGATCACGCCGCCGTAAACATTGGCGAACAACTGGCTGGTCAGGCTGCCAATTGGCAGGCCGTGTCCGGTGTTGGGCACCATGGCCCTTATGGTGGCCAGCGTCTTGTCGCACTTGATCTTGCGCTCAATCAGGCGATGCAGGCGTGCCCGGTCAATCGACGGGAAGAAACGGCTGTAATCGGTCTTGAGGAAATGCGTGGCCTGGGTGTGCCGCAGTTCGGCCTGAATGTGCCGCACGCCCGCGTGAGTGCCCATGCCAGCGCGGCAGGCGAACGTATAAGGCAACAATGACGCCTCGAAAATCGGCCCGATGACATTGACCAGCGCGTGCTGCGCCAGCCTGTCCTTAAAGTCCAGCGCGGAAATCAGGCGTGGTTTCGGTTCGTAGATAGTGAATTGCCGGTACTCGCCCTGAACCCAAGCGCCGTCCAGCAACTGTTCGCGGATATTGCGCAAGTTCATATCCGCGTATTCCTTGAATTCAAGGTATCCCCA